CGTTTCTGACATCCATATGCCCAGCCTATCCCACGCACCACCAATCCATTCAGCCGCCATATCAATCTTTGCGCTCATCCAATCAAGTACGTCCTCCCAATTATGCCACAGGTAATATATTCCATATATAAGCCCGGCAATAATGCCTACCACTAATATAATCTTTGCGGCCAATACGGTAAACGCAACCGCCCCTGCTATTGTGACCCCGGCAAGAAGGAATTTGGCTCCGGCCAAAAGTCCTATACCCACTGCGGCTCCTGTTAACAAGGGGGAGAGGAAATCTAAATTTGATATGAGGCCAGAATAGGCATAGTTCGTTTCCATAAGGGAGCTGTGCCACTTTTGCATTATCGTAAAATTATCTGCGTAGGCATCAGCCAGCGCATCTGTTAACCCTTCTGCCCCTTCTAACCTGCCCTGCTGCTCTTCTAATGATTCGTTGGTTACGTTGAGACTCTCCCAAAATGCCTCAGCATCCCCTTCCGCTTCATTAAAAGCCTCCTGCATAGCCATTACCATTCTCGGGCCACGAATACCTTCTGCCTCAAGGGTTGCCATAGCGACGGCCATTTCTTCAACGGTTAACCCCGTATCTTTAATCGCCTCAGCTTCCCTGCGCATAAGCATGCCAAACTCCTGCATACCAACCGTGGTCTGGGTTTGTAGCCAAGTGAACGTATCCAAGTGGTCACCGACCTCTAACAGGTCTTTATCCATTGCTGAGAAAGCCCGGTCCACCAAGTCTATAGCCTCCACCATACCAATACCGGTGGCATCAGACAGCTTATCGAACAAAGGTAGTAGGGTTTCCATCTGGTCTTCCTGGTCATAGCCTGACTGAATAAGCCTTGCTGCTCCAGCCAAGGCATCTTCTGTGCTGAAGGTATGGTCAGTCAAGCCTCCTATCATTTCCCGGGTTGCTTCTGTCTGCCTGCCCATAGCAATAGCAACCTGTTCTGTTTGTAATTCCAATTCTTGGTTCTTCCGGATTAAGCCTTCAATGGCTACTCCCGCAGCTCCTATGCCCCCGGCTATTGCCTTCCAGTTTCTTTGGACTGCTCCACCTACACGGGACATAGTATCCCGGAACCCACCGGTCTTTTCACCAAGCTCATCTGTGGCGCCACCCACCTCACCCAAGCTGTCCTGCATGGAGTGGGCGGTTTCACTGGTGGTATACCCAAGGTCTTCTGTGGCGCCGCCGACGTCCTGAAGGTCACTTTGCATAGAGTGGGAGGTCTCACCTGTTTCATACCCAAGCCCTTCAACGCCCTCTTGGGTGCCCTCAATATTATCTCTAACACTATCTATCTCACTATCTACACCCTGTAGGGCTTGGGTTGCTTCATCTCTGAATGTGATTTCAGTGCTTAGTGAGCGGACTGCCATTTACCTTCGCCTCCCCTTCTTCCGTGGGCTTTTGGGTTTCTTACCTTTATTCTGCTGCTCTATTTTGATATCTACAGCGGCGTTCGCTTCCATGATATCTTCTTCATCCAGTTCGTTGATGTTCAACATTATACCGGTTTCGCTAAGAACGAGCCTCCAAAAAGCCCAGTTCTTTTTTGCCTTCTGCTTATAATAACTTTTACTCCTGAGCTGCTCTGCCGAGGCAAAATTTTACTGCCGCATCACTTACCGCTTGCGCTGTCTCCCAATCCTCAAAGTCATCAAGGGTTGTTTTGGGGTCAATAACTATATGCTCAAGCACCTCACTCATGAAGGTTTCCTCTATCACATTGCCAAACCGGTTCTTACTCCTATCCCGTAGCCTGACCCATTCGCGGGGAGGCAGCTTTTTAAACGTGTATTCCACACCTTCAATTGTTTGCTTTTTCTCCTTACTCATGCTTCCCCTCCTTATCCTCTCAGCTCGAAGTCAGCAACTTCAACTTCGAACTCTATCTCGGGCACATCATCCCCGGCGGTGGCTTCAAAGTCAGGAAATTCAGCAATCCATGCCTCACTACCACCAGCAGTTACAGCCTTGTCGTTCCGGTCTATGATGTAGCACGGGTCTATATCTTCGCTGTTCATCTTATTTAAGAGGAAATCAAGGTCCGGGCTGGAGCGTTTCAGGGTGAAGGTGACCCTACCTACAGGGTGCCTGTTTCTGGAACGGGTGACCTCTCCTTGTGCCCCTACGTGTGTTTCCCACTTTGCCTCATCCTTAGACGCTGTAACATACGTTCCATCTGAGTAGCCGGTAATTGTTCTGCCTGCGAACGTCAGTAAAACATCATTGGGGTCGTAATTCCTAACTGGCATTTATTCCACTCCTTCCTTTTACAGGCTGATAACGCCTCGGATTTTGACTTCGTGAATAGCTCCAGCTGCTATGAATTCAAAGAAGATATCTGGTAGAATCCTATTAGCTATATAATTTGTAGGGATGTCTGACCTATCTGGCGCGGTTACAGTCCACATACCGTTTCCGTCGTGGTCCCGGGCAATTATATCCCTGTCCGTAGCGAACTGTAGGATTGATTGAACCTCTGCCACTACCATAGCGATGCCCCGGTTGTCATAAGGAACCTTCGGGCTCATAAACAGCAGCCGGTGAACCGCTTCACTCATTCTCGCCTCTACCCAATCCTGCCCCCGGATGATATCAATAAACTCATTACCGGTGTTCATCCCCTCAGAAGTTTGGTTAACCCCCAACTTCTGGATATAAGTGTTCACATTAGCAGAGTGTAAATCCCTGACGTTGGTCACGCTTACATCAGCCGGTGCTATACCTTGGAGGGTCTTAAACTTCCAAGTGATACTGCCCGGGTTCTCCGGAGCAGCCCTGCCCACCCATGCGGCGTCAGGGTAACTCTCGCTGTCGTTGTGGTAGATGAGGGCAGTTCTACTGTTGGCCAAGTCAGTTGATATGGCTATGGCATTTTGAACCGTCCCTGCGGGGCTGGCAACATAGAGCTTCTTGTTCGCTTGAGCCCAACCAGAGAGCTCTTTCACCCCTGCTTCTCCTTGCTCAGGGGATAGGAGGAAATACCAATCGTTCTGGTCATTCAGTAAATCGTTGAGAGCTCCTGACATGCTGGCATCTTCCCCACCGGACAAGCCTACTACCTGAGTATCCCCTGTGGTGAAGTCCCCGCTTGCTAACCGGGCCGCCTTAAAGTTAGCTACACCATTCACTGCCGTAACAATATCAGCAGCCGAATGTGTGGCTCCGTCCAGCTCAATGGTTAGTACATCCATAGCATAGGTGACGTCAAGGGTCTCTGTGCCTGTTTCAGTGTCGTTGGTTACTTCTACTGACTTGGCATTCCCCGCAGCCCCGGAGAAACTATCAATAGCCTCAATCTCAATCTCCGCCCCGTCTGCTGCTGTAATAACCGCCTTCGCATTTACTTCCTGCTCCACAAGTTCTGCCACTGCTACTTCCTGAGGTCGGGGAGATTGGCTGAATATCTTCTCAGCCATCTTATAAACCCCGGTTGTCGTACCGAAGCCGGCGTCCTGGACCGCTGCCAAATCGCTGCACAGTTCAAAGATTTTGTCTCCGGTCACCTTGAACTCAGCAATCAAAGGCAGACCAAACCCGGCCTGAGTCAATGGCATGGTTTCCCTTGTGATTGTGATTTCTACATCTTTAATCATTCCGCTTCACTCCTTTACTCTTTTACTTGCCCCTCTTCTTCATTCACCGAGTAACGCACTTCGTCTATGGTTTCAATCAGTCTGCTTGTATGGCTCACCACCCGGAGTATGGCGTCAAACCCTGCCCGGTATTCATAAGCCATATCGTTTAGCAGGGCAGCCCTGTCCTCCACAGCGGTTTTGGTGGCTACTATAACACCTTCCTGCTTTAAGTCCATATAACCATCAATCGCAAAGTATTGCCGCAGCACTAAAGCCTTCTGCCAGCATTCGGTTAGGTCATTGGCATAGGCGTTCAGGGAGATTGTTATAGTAGGTAGCTCCCAACGATGGTAGGCAAGCCAAGATTCCCCATCAATTGTTTTGTCCTCTAAGGTGTAGGCAGGGAAGGCGGGTTCTGGAATGTAAGGTGAGATAAAGTTGTATGTGTAGAACGGTTTCGGCGGTTGAGGGTCAGCAGAGTTCTGGGGGACGATAGGTATTTCAACATATTCATATAACTTAGCTATCAACCAATTCCTTAGATTAGTCAGGTCATACATTACTCTTCACCCTCCTCCTGCTCCTGCTCCTCTATCCGCCGGGCATAGTATTCATTGAAGTTCGCGTGCTTGTCATATAGTTTTTCCTCTAATATTTTATACCGGAGTCCGCGATACTTTATCTCCCAGCCTACGCCAAGGGTACCCTGGTAGTGAATCTTGACATCCTGCCGGGTATAGGTTCCGCCTTCATCAAAGGTGACATCATCGGTGGTCAATGGTGTAATTATACTTCTCAACTGGTGAACTATTTCCTCCCCGGGCACCCACACCCCACCTTGTGTATAATCATAATATCCTGTACCGAACTCTATGGCTGTGAAGTCTGTTCCGAACTCATCGAATACCGGGGTAAAATCTAACACCATAACTACACCGCCTTTATACTATTCTCCAAGTTATACTCGCGCGCATACGTCCCGTGTCTATCAAAGGGTTTGAACTCCCTTTTTGAGCTATCGTCCCCGGTTTATTTGGAGGACGACTGATATCGGTGATTCGTCGCTGTATTAAGTTTTTTACATATTCGCCGATTCTGCCCAGAGCCGCCTCCCCGGATATCTCCCGGTCAATCACCTTACCTATTTGGATGTCAATCATTCTACTTATTTCACTGTCCTTCTCGTCAATGGTGGTCCGCATAAAGGAACGCTCGGGGATGTTTACCTGAGGTGCCCCAAACTCATGGACAGTAGCTATCATTAGCATATGCCCATCTTCCCCAAAGAGGCCTACCTCAATCTTGTGGTCACGCAGGTATTCCAATTCTCTTAGTAGCTCTGGAATCTCACTCCGGTCGGTTACCATTTACATCACCCTCAAGTAACCTTTTCTAACCTTGCGTAGCAGCCGGGCATACTCCTGACCGTATGACGTCCCATCAAGTTCTAAACCTACGGTCGAGTCGTAAGATACTGAAACATCACTAACACTTTGGCTTGATGCCCGCCGCTTATTCATTGAAGCCAGGTGGGCCGCCAGATACCGCTGGGCACGTTCCTTATACTGTTCCAGCATGCCACTGTCGTTAACTTCCTGTATTGCGTCATCTATGAATATCTGTAGGCTGTCAGCACTCATAGTACTTAAATGTTCGGCGATAGCTATTACCCTGTCAACAGTGGTAGCGCTTGCCTCTGCCATCCGCGCACCTCCTAAGCAACATACTCATCCTTCTTCTCTTCAAGCTCTTCCACAACCGTTTCAGCAGAACACCGGCAGTTGTAATCCGTACCGGGCCATATCTGCTCCCCGCGCTCGTTACGCGCCCCGTCCTTCCAGGTGAACACCTGGTCGTGTAGCGAGGCATGGCTATCCCGCACCCGCTCATCTACAGAGGTGACCCAGCGGAACTTCTTTAAGCCAAGCCGCCGCTGCCTGGTTTTGGTAAGGTCACCGTGTAAGCTACCGAGCTGGTCCCGGGCAATGAACCGGCCTTTCTTTATGCCGACGTTGCCTTTTTCGCTAATGCCCTTTGCCATATCATTAATGGAAGTTCCCCGGCGCACTCCTTGTCTGACGATGGTTTCCACGTCTTCGTGGTATTCCCTGGCGATACTTTTAATATGGCTGACGTTCTCTTCCACAGCGGTTTTCATAAAAGATTGTAGCCATGGTTCTCTGGTGGTTGGGTCAAAACCCGCTAACTTTTTAACCTGTTCAGCAAAGCCACGCCGCTGCCGGTCATTCAACGCCTCTACAAAGCGGGCAGCAATCCGCCGCACCTTGCCTTCATTAAAGGTTTCTTCCATTGCCGTTTCCCGTAGCCTATCCAGCACGCGGTTGATATCATCCATGGCATCGTTTGTTACGAGCCTGTTGCTTGTTATCATGCGGCGGTGCTGGTGAACCCGGGGTCTGATTTCTTCCCGGAACGCTTCCCAGGTTCGCTTTTTATCCTCTTCAATTAGCTGCCGGATTTCCCTGAAATACCGCTGTGCCAAACGCCGGGGAACCTTATTATTTCTGGGCACCAGAGCTCACCATCCCTACTCGTTCTCATCTTCCAGTTCTGCCAGCCTTTCTGCCGCTGCTTTTTTGCCCCTGACACGCTCCCCACCGGGCAACTCATAATGACCGCCACCAACATGCTTGGCTTGCGGGGTTGCCTTGTCAGGAGTGGGAGCTGTTCGGCTCCTCTCCACTACTGGCTCTATTTGCGTACCGAGCTTCTTAATCTCCTCATCAGTAGGGGTGAAAGTATCCCCGACCTGATAGCGAACACGGACTTGCCCCTCAAGCCGGGAATACTTACCATTGGCTATTTTGTAAACGGCAGTATTAGCCATTTATATCACCCCTCTTAACTATAATACACAATACCGGTATTGCCGTTGTAGTCCCGCTTTACTCTGGGAGCCAACGCGGCCATTACCTTAAAGTGAACTTGCATACCTCCCTGACTATCCCACTGGACTGTGGTCACATCTTGGGCCACGGCAAGGTCAACCACATCACGGGTCATTTGAACCATGAGAGCGGTGTTATCCGACAGCACATCAGATGCCTTGACTTCCTCAATACCCGGTATGTTCAGTATCCGTTGTAGAGGAGTCTGCCCACTACCATCATCATAAACCCCCAACAGGTATTGCCATCTGTTAGAAGCAATGTATACCACGAAGGGGCCATAGTAATGAGCATCGTGGGCGTCCTGAATCATGTCCAGAATGTCCCCGTAGATATTACCTTGGTTAGTAGAGTGGTCCCACGTACTCAAAGAACCTGTGGTTATACCGGTGGCATTTGTGTAGCCTGGGATTGTATTCCCATCCACTGTAATACCTGCCCCGTTGAACAGCATATCCTCCATTTTGTCCGATACCCTGCGCCCAGCTACCGCGCTCTGAGTAGTGTCTACACTATCCCCGAGCTTGCGGGAAGCCTCTAACCGGCGGATATTAATCCTGAAATCCTTATGGATTATCGGGATGGGCACGGAGCGAATGTCAAACTCTATGCTGTCCTCTTCCCCGGGGGTTACTCCGGCCATGTTGATTTCCGCATCTTCCATATCACTCTGAGCTTCATACTGGGATACCAAAGTTCCCAGCCCACCAAGGGACAGGGTTAACCCACGGGCCTGAAGGTCTGCTATACCGTTCAGCCTTTGCCGGGTCACCTCTACCACAGTTGTGTCAAACTCTTTCCACTCATCTTTCCTCAACAGAGCATTGCTGCGGAGGTTGTTAATGTTTAACTCATTAGCCAACAACTGTTGCATAAAGCTCTGCGGGCTCACTATCTTTGCTTGTTCTGTCTTAGGCATTTATACCACCTCCACACGGATTCGGGCTTCTTCATCTGCGCCGGAAGTATCTCCGGCCTCCAATGCTCTTGCCACAATTTGATTTGCTACCACATCATCATCCGCTGCCAGGTCAGCTTGGGGAACGTGCTCCCTTAACCGACCATCACCATTGCTTTCTAAGAAGTCCCCTTTGGCTACGGTTTCCCCGTCGCCCAGCATGGCGTAAACCTCATCGCCCTTGCGCCCTATAACATATTGGACTCTATCCCCACTGGCATAGTCATCGCTGATAGTACCACCGAGAAAGTCCTGCTCTACCGCGAACATAGAGGTAGCAAGACCGCCGGCAACATCATGGTGAACAACCGCCCCGTTCCCATCAAAAGTTAACAGGAACCCGGGAGTGACCACCCCACCGGACACGTTTTCCTTCCTGATTGGGTCACCTTTCAGCACAATATTCTTAGGCATATTAGCTCACCTCTCCCGTTTGTTCTGTTCTCCGCTTGGCAAGTACTACTGGCGGGGGTGGCGGGATGACACCGTCATCCTCCTGCTCATTACTGCGTGGGCCACCAAGGCCGCTGTAGTCTTCTGGCTGTAAGGAATGAGCCAACTTAGCAAGTTGAGGGGTTCTCATACTCTGTAAGTCTTCCTTATCAAAAGCACAGCGCTCATTGGCTGCCAAGTTCTCAATGAGCTTCACCCGCTTCTCCTGATTCTTCTTGCGGTTGTCTTTCATCTCTTCCCGAATCTCCTCATCGGGGATGGCCTCTACCCACTCATCAAAGTTCTGAGGGGTCTTCTCTTCCTCTTCTTCCTCTGTCTGCGTGGTTTGTTCTGCAGTGGGTTCTTCATGGTTAGCTGCTGGAGGGGTTATTATAGGTTCCAACTTGTTCAATTGCTCCTCAGTTAACCCTTCGAGAAAACTCCGGTCCTCTGCCGTCCACTTAGTGGCCTGGTTTGCTATCAAGCCTTCAACTTTTTCTTTGTTAGGCAATGCCTGTTCACCTCCTGTAATATTACCGGTGTTGCCCGTTGGGCTTATTTCCTCATTCGTCACCGGCTCATAAGTTGTTACCTTCCGGACTTCTTCTTGGTCTCCCAGCACCGCGTTATGGTTCTCATCAATACTATATTGACGCTTAAACAACCGCCCTGTAAAGCCGCCTTCGGGCACCGCTTCTTGATATACAAAGTGGTCATCAAAGCGTTCCTTAATCATGAACCGCAACGCATCCCCTTTTTCAGCTGTCATAGCCTGCTCAAGTAATTCAGCAACCTCATCATGGCTGACGTCCTGGTTGAGCCAAGGCAGCCCTCCCAATAGCTTCTTCATATATGCTAACATACCAACCTCTTCACCACCTCTCTTTTCGTTTACTCTTGGTGCCCCTGCCCCGTCTTCCCAAGAACAGGCACCAATACTGCTGGGCAATAATGCCAGGTGGTCTGGCCTCATATTCCGCTGGATACCTTGGTATGGTAAGTCATTATAAGTGCCACTAATAGGTTCTACATCTCTGTAGTAGGCAGTTGAGACTTCCAACGGTTGCCCGCCCTCCAACCTTTCCAATACTGTGAGTGCATCACCCCCTATTTGTCGTGCCTTTTCAATATCTAACCATAACTCCCCGCGCAGGCGGGAACCGTCAAAGCTGGCATTCCAGAACCGGCCTAATGAGCGGGACTCTATAAGGTCTGGGCGGTTCGCACTAATTGGAGCGCCCCTGTCCATAGGATGGTCGAGTGGTAAGGGTATGCCGTTCCAAGAATCAACATACTTGCCTATCTCTTCCGCTGGGGCAAGCTCCCCATTAACAACCCCACCCACTATGGCAATCACCGGGGCAACCAAATGTTCCCGCCCTTCAAAGGTTTCACGGCGGTTGAACGTAGCTGTCGCCATATGGGTCACTAAAAGGTTATGCACCTGCTTGTTACCTACCTCTGCCACCGGCATTATCATCACACCCTTCTGTAATACTGTTGGCCTATACCTCTTCCTCTTCCTCTTCCTCTTCTACCGGGCCACCATTCCTCACCCGGGCCGCGAACTCCTCATCTACCGTGTCGTCACCTTCTAAGTCATCCGCCATGCGCTGCTCAAGGTATTCCAGGTCTTCCTCTGAGGGTTCCCCTTCCAAGCCGAGCACCTCCCGCCTGAACTCTGGGATGGGCATGACCTCTTCTGCCATGGGGTTGGTTACGTATTTCTGAATGGTGCTGGCCTTCTTATCAGCTATCTCCGCTTTCTCATTTTCATCCAAGGCGAACAGGTTAGGCCATACTATTTCATATTCATCAGCGGGGGGTGGTAAAGCCCCGCAATAGATAAGTTTATCTATAAGAGGCCGGAGTACCAGCGGCTCAGCAAAGTGTAGTTGACGCTCTGATACATAGGCATTGAAATTACTTTCGTCCTGAGAACTGGCCAGCTCACCCCGCTCCGACCCGAGCAGGATTCTCTTTGGTATGCCTGTGGCCCCGGCAATAAGTGAGATGAGCACATCAAATATACCTCTGGGGTCTGGGGTTTCTCCTCCCAAGGTTTTGAGGTCCATGCCCTGTGTGCGTATATAGCGGCGCAGCCCGTGAATGTATTCATCTAACTCGTCTGATATCTTTTGTGCTTCCGGGCCTTGGGGGTCCATCTCTGCCCCTTCCTTTAAGTTGGCGTGTAAACCCCTGAACGCCCCTTGCCAGAACATTTCCGCACTGCCCCCGGCAACCTTAGCCAAATCATAAAAACAGTTAATGACGCGCTTCAGCCTTGGCCTACCATATACCTCATCTTCCAGCAGCTCGTCAGCTACGTGTAGAACTCTGGTATGGTGAACCTCCTGAGCGCCTTGACCGAAGCCGGTTAACCCTTTAAAGTCTCCAGCGAAGTCTACCATATAGGCAGCGGGCTTACCGAACCGGGGGTCTCCGGGGTCAGTTACCCACTTATGTATTGTGGCACTGTTCTCTGCGAATGGTGATAGATATATGATATCTTCAGGGACTCTTAAGGTATTGGGCTCCAGGGGTTCATTCAGTATACTCCCACCACGGACTCCAATAACCAAGACCGCATAAT